TTTGGCATGAGACATCGTGTATGTGTTTAATGGAAGCAATGTCAGCAGGATTATATTGTGTTCATCCTAATTTAGCGGCTCTTCCCGAGACTGCTGCTAACTGGACTCATATGTATCAGTGGGATGAGGATGCACCACGACATGCTAATAAATTTGCGGCTAATTTAATACAAGCTATAAAAATTATAAATTCCGAACAAGCTCAACACAGAGTACAAATGACAAAAACATATGCTGACTCATTCTATACATGGGAAGTAAGAAAAATGCAATGGGAACAAATGTTAAAAGGAGTATTAAATGAACCTAATTGAAGCATTAAGATTAATAAAAAAATTACAAGCAGAGAATGAACTTTTAAAATTAGATCATGCTGAACTTACAAAAAATTATTATGATGTTATTAAAAAATATGCAAAATAAGTAAATTACTTGTTGACCTTTAATTATTTTTGTGATATAATAAATTATAAAATAAAAAAGGAATTGATATGTATTTTACAAAAGAAGTATATAAAGCTGCTATACGAAAATATTGGAAGACTCTCGATAAACAATATCTTATATATGATGGTGAAGAAGGTCTAAATGCTTTCATTATTTATTTAAGTGACAATATAGAATTTGAACTAGAAATTGTTATGGCTTATATGGATGATGAATTTGGTTTAGAAAAACCAATGCCATATCCTGAATTTGAAGGAGGAGATTAATGTATAAAAAGAAACAGTCAATGACGCAAGAACAAAAAGATATATTAATAGCTAGATTAGAAAAGGCAAGAGAAGCCAAGAAAAATAAAAATCCTAATAGTGGCTATTATGGTATACATCCTAATGTTGTTGCAATTCCAGAAGACAATCCATTATCTTTAAAGAATGTTAGAAGTTGGATTAAAATTAACAAAGATATGCGTGCAGAATTAAGATCAGCAATAAGAAGAAATATAAAAGGATCTATATCCAAATTAGCTGATGTAGATGGTTATATCCGACATATGGAGGCTTATCTCAAAAGAGGAGATTGGATAGATCCTATGTATGGTGTTGACCAACAAAATAAAATGAAGTATATATGTGTAGCAAAAGCATACAATCCCGATGGTACAGTAAAAAGATCAATAAATACGGTATATGATGATATTGGATTATACACAAAAGAAATGGCTGAGGAAGATAGATCTCCACTTAGTGCACTTTATACAAAAACTAAACAAAAGAAAACAAAAAGCAAGATGAGATAAATAATATGTTAGGAGATATTAATGTCTAATATAATAGAATTTCCAATATATAAAAAATCATCACCGCCTCAATCTATAGATGATATGAGATTATCTATAGCTAAAACAAGATTATCATTTGTAAGAAATATGTCTATAGATATCTCAATGAAGATATTTACTGAATTAGAAGTTATGGGTGTCAATATTGATGAAGATAAAGCTTATAAACAAGATATGCTTTTAATTCATGAAGCAATTAAATCAACCTTAGCTAGAAGAGTTGGTTTATCCCACACTCTACAAGAATATGCATCTAAAATGAAAATAGAGAATTCTGATATTACATTTGCATTTGATTTTGGAGAGGAATAAATTATGGCGAATATTATGATGCTTCGTTATAAATCATTTTTAGAAGAAGCTGCCGGAAAAGGATTAACCATATTTGACGTTGATGAGACAATGTTTATTACTAAAGCAAAAGTTGGTGTTGTTAAAGATGGCAAAACAATTAAAAAATTATCAAATAAACAATTTAATAATTATAAAATAAAATCAGGTGAAAAATTTGACTTTGGTGAATTTAAAAATGCAGAGATTTTTAATAAAACATCTACACCAATAGCTAAAATGATTAATAAGGTTAAAGTTATATTAAACCATGCTACCCGTTCTGGTTCAAAAGTTATTATAGTTACCGCACGAGCCGATTTTGATGACAGAGATTTATTTTTAGATACATTTCGAAAACAAGGTATAGATATTGATAAGATATATGTTGAAAGATCAGGCAATTTAGGTCCAGGACCAGCAAAAGATAATAAAGTAGTAGTATTTAAAAAATACCTTAACCAAAAGATATATAAAAGAGTAAGATTATTTGATGATGATAAAGGTAATTTAAATGCATTATTATCCTTAAAGAAAGAATATCCTAATGTTGATTTTGAAGCATTTCATGCTAAAAAAGACGGATCTGTAGCTAAAGTAAGATGATTAAGTTAACTGAAAACGCAAAAAAATATTTAAAAGAAGTTGCAACACCTGGAGACTATGTTACATTAGGAGTTAAAGGTGGTGGATGTAGCGGATGGACATATGTTTGGGATTTTAAATCCAAATGGCCGGATGTTAAATGGAGTGATCCTATAGATGATATACTTGTTTTAGATCCCGTTTGTGAAATGTTTGTTATAGGTTGTACTATTGATTATGTTAATGAATTGGGGGGATCCTATCTAAAAGTAATAAATCCAAATTCTGTTGCATCATGTGGATGTGGTGAAAGCTTCGCGGTATGAGTAAAATAATATCATTAGCAGATTTAATTGAATCAAGACTAAGAAAACAACAAGAATTGGCTTATTACAAAAAACAATTAATAAAACTTAATGAGCAAATGGCAATATTAGATCATGATATTGGAGTAACATCATTAATAATTGATCTTATAGGGAATGAAAATATTGTTGATGTGAAAAAAAGTCTTACCACCATAAAACAAATATCTAATAACAATGATACATAAATAAGTATACGTTCACCCGAAAGGGCGGAAGTAGGCATTCGCTGAAGGAACGCACTCAAACTTTAACAAGGGAGGGTGGCTATGAACTATTTCACACTATATCAATTTAAAAAAATGATTAGTAATCATCAACGTGAGATATTAAATAAAGTTCTAAATTATCGCATTCATAAAATAACCAATTAAATAACTTGATTTATTATCATTAATATGTTATAATAAAATATATTATAACGGAGAGATAAATGATAATAGTAGATATGAATCAAGTAATGATTGCGAATCTAATGGCGCAAATAGGTAATCATACTAATATAGAAATATCCGAGAACCTGTTGCGCCATATGGTTCTTAATACAATACGTGGATTTAAAAATAAATTTGGCAGTAAGTATGGTGATTTAGTATTTGCCTGTGATGATAAAAAATATTGGAGAAAAGAATTTTATCCTTATTATAAAGCACATAGAAAAGTAGCTAGACAGAAATCTGAATTAGACTGGACAGCTTTATTTGCAAAGATGGATAAAATAAAACAAGAACTTATTGATAATTTTCCATATAAGATTATGCAAATAGCTGGTGCAGAAGCCGATGATATAATAGGCACATTATGCCAGGAATATGGTGTTGAGCTTATGAATAGTACAACAGAATATATCCTTATATTATCTGCAGATAAAGACTTTATACAATTACAAGTAAATGCCAACGTTGAACAATATGATCCTATAAGAAATAGATGGATTAAATCTGATTCTCCTCAAGGTTACTTGTTAGAACATATAGCTAGAGGTGATCGTGGCGATGGTATTCCGAATGTATTATCTAAAGATGATTGCTTTATTAATAGCAGACAAAGACCTCTTAGAAAAAAGATGCTTGAGGAGATATTAAATTGTGTTGATGATATTAAAATTAATGAAGAGATTACACGCAATTGGGTAAGAAATAAAACCTTAATTGATTTAAATTATGTACCACAAAATATTAAAAAATCGGTCATTGATACCTATATAAATAGTAGTATCAATAAAAGAGATAAATTATTTAATTATTTTGTTGAGTATAAGCTAAAAAATTTAATGGAAAATATAGGTGAATTCTAATGGCAAAACCAACATTTACACAGATGTTAAAAGACATCTCTAAAAAACCCCAAACACAAAGAGCAGATGCATTAAAGTATTATGTAAAACATGTGCCTAATCTACAAGCTTATTTACATTTTACATTTCATCCTAAAGCAGTATTTGATTTGCCAGAAGGAGAACCACCATACAAACCAGGTGAACCAATAAATGCTGAGACTTTTATATATAAAGAAATTAGAAAAGCCAATCACTTATTAACAACTGAATCTGGTGGCAGTCCTAATTTACATCGCATTAAGAAAGAGACAATGTTTTTACAGATGATTGAATTTGTACATCCAGATGATGCTAAATTATTAATAGGAATGAAAGAAAAAAAATGTCCTATAAAAAATATTACATATAAATTAGTAAGTGAAGCATTCCCTGGAATGTTACCAGCTCTAGAAAAAGCTAAATAATAACATGCCAACATATCAATTCCATAATATAGATACTGATGAATACGAAGAGACATTTATGACTATAGGCGAAATGGAATCGTATCTCAATTTAAATCCCAATATTAAAAAAGTTTTATCTGTACCAAATTTTATATCGTCACAAAAAAGTGCTATGAATAATAAAGATGGTGGATGGAATGAACTTCAATCAAGAATAGCTAAAGCAAATCCTACTTCTGCTTTAGCGGATAGGGTTGGTGGCAGATCAACTAAAGAGGTTAAATTAAATAATTTTGCAAAAAAATGGAAAGATAGAGGAGGATTGCAATAATGCCTGGTATATCAAGAGATAATGATACATCTGGAGGAGATTTAATACCTTCTCAATCTAGTGTCTTTGCTAATAGTAACAAAGTTATTGTTCATATGGATGGGGTAGCTGGTCATGGGCCATTACCTCATATTCCTCAAAATATTGTTGCAGGCTCCAATAAAGTATTTATAGGAGGCATTGCAGTATGCAATGCTGGTGATGGTAATACATTATGTGGTCATACAGCAACTGGAAGTGGTAATGTTAATGTAGGTGATTAATTTTAACTCTAACCAAGGATTGCTTAATGTCAAAATTATCTAAAAGACAACGAAGACAAATGAATAAGCATAATGGATCAAGTGAAAATAATCTTAAAAACAATTTAAAATTAGGAAGAATAAAACCAAAAACAATCAATCAAGAAATAGCATTTAACAAATATAACCAAGATAAACATCTAGTCTTATATGGATATGCAGGTACGGGTAAGTCTTATATATCAATATACAATGCGTTAAACGATGTATTAAGCGGGGGTTACAACAAAATGTATATATTTAGAAGTGTTGTGCCCACCAGAGATATGGGATTTCTTCCAGGAAGTCAAAAAGATAAGATGAAAGTGTATGAAGAACCTTATAAACAAATAACTAATCAAATGTTTAATAGAGGTGATGCATATGAAATATTAAAACAAAAAGATATAGTAGAATTTATGTCTACATCATTTGTTCGTGGTATAACATTAGATAATTCAATAATATTAATTGATGAATTCCAAAATATGACAGACCATGAACTTAATTCATTAATAACAAGAATAGGCAATAATTCTAAATTAATATTATGTGGTGATATTAGACAATCAGATTTAAATAATGAGCAAACAGGATTTAAACAAACAATAAAAATATTAAAAAATATGTCAACAGTAGCTATGATAGAATTTGGTATTGATGATATTGTAAGATCTGGGTTTGTACGCGATTATATTATAGCAAGAGAGTATG